ACCTTGGCGGTACTTGGATAAAAACCTCATACAACGCAACAATTAGAAAAAATTACGCCGGTGTAGGTTTTACTTACGATGCCGATTTAGATGCGTTTATAAGCCCTAAATTAAATTGTCACGATGAGGAAACTTTTAACTCCGATGCTTGTAGGTGGGAGTGCAATAACGAGGCCCACGATGGAAACTAGCTACAACGGCTATCCGGCCTCTAAAGATGCGGCAGAAATAAAAATAAAGTCCTACCTTGTAAAGGGTACGGATCGTAAACTAAGGTGTGCCGAGAGTGTGGGCCCACTCTTGGCCGCTTTTGCCGCTGAGTTTCACGAGCTGATCGAGCCAATAGACGAGGGCACTTTTGACGATTGGGGCTATGCCTACAGGATGGTTAGAGGCAATCCCACAAAACTATCGTGTCACTCCTCCGGCACGGCTATCGATCTCAATGCTACAAAGCATCCACTAGGCAAGGCTGGCACTTTCCCAGCTGAGAAAATACCTATGATCCGGGCGCTGGCTAAAAAATATGGCCTCAAGTGGGGTGGCGATTTTAAGACACGGCCGGACGATATGCACTTTGAGGTAGAGGTATCAGCGGTAAAGGCTAAGGCTTTAATCTCTAGTTTAGGTTTATAGTAAGACAAATCCTAAAGGGCACTTAGGAGCAAAACAATGAAAGAGCAAGCGATAGCGGTAGGTAAGTCCTATCTAAGATCAGCTGTAGCGTGTGCGGCAGCTCTCTATATGAGCGGTATTACCGATCCAAAAGTATTAGCTAATGCGTTTATCGCTGGGCTAATCGGGCCACTACTTAAGGCCGTACAACCGTCCGAGGGACAGTTTGGCGTAACTAAGTAATGGAAAGAGCCCAGCTTGTAATTGGTATTACCTTGGGGGTATTTACTATTTTGGGGTTATGGGCTGGGCTCATCCGTAAATTGGTTATGTATTACTTATCAGAGTTAAAGCCTGACGGTAACGGCGGCCACAATCTAGCCGGGCGCGTAGAGCGTATTGAGTTACGAGTGGATCGTATTTATGAGCTCTTACTCGAGGATAGGCTAGCCAAGTAGCGACACGCCAAGAAGCTATAGGCTTTCATTTCTGACAAAAAGCCCTCATACTGATACTACAAACGCTGAGAGGGCTACTCGGTTAGTAGCTTGATCGGCCTTAACAAAGGGCGAAAGATGAATAGTGCAGATATATTAGTAAGCCTTGGAGCTTGTGCTCTAGGGTTTTTGTTTATGACAGTTGGCTACTCCATAGGTTTTAGGCACGGCCACGGCGAGGGCTTTATTAGAGGCCGCGCTATCGCTAAGGCTCTTAAAGATAGCGAGCTAATCTAATGGGGTTTTTAGATAATTACGAGGACGTAAACGCTCGCATTAAGCGCTTTAGATCAGAATTTCCAAGTGGTCGTTTAGTCGCTTATATCGAGGATATTGACATCATTAAAGGCACGATTTTAGTAAAGGCTGAGGCCTATCGTGAGTACGAGGACAACGTGCCAAGCGCCGTAGATTACGCATTTGGTAACGTTTCGACTTATCCAAACAATATGAAAAAATGGTTTATTGAGGACACGATTACAAGCGCTTACGGTCGCGTGATAGGTCTATTAACTCCAAGCCTTGAGCATAACTCGCGGCCAACGGTGCAGGATATGCAAAAGGTAGAGACTTTACCGGCTGACTCTGATCCGTGGAGTAAGAAAGCATCAATAGAGGATATGTCCACAATGGCTACGGCTATTCTTGAAATCGGTACGCAGCTGGGAGGCGAGTTAGTAGCTGAGGCTCCACGCTGCCCTCATGGGACAATGGTTTGGGCTGAGGGTACGGCCAAAACTACCGGCAAGCCTTGGGCCGCTTACAAGTGCACCGAAAAGATACGAGCTAATCAATGCCAACCGTATTGGCACGTGCTCGGATCTGATGGCAAATGGAAACCTCAGGTATAGCCATGGGAGATCTAACCTTTATTAAAGACGGCGTATCTACAACGATCCACAATAACGGCGATGTAACTATACTCAAAGTGATTTTATGCGATGAGTGCGAAAAGTACGTTAGTCCTCTCGGCGGCTGGTTTGTGAGAGATCATACCGGCGAGGTCGTAATGTGGTTGTGTGCAGAATGTCGCAGGTAGCCAAGGTAATACTCGATCGATCTCAAGAGGTAACAGCTCATCGGGTAGGACTAGAGCGCACAATCGTGCGAAATGCCAATACAAGCGATGCTAGTAATTTTGGCCAAGTCTATAAAAACTGGCACGAGCTAGTATGGCAAGAGGCCGAGGGTGCCTCAGCTGAGACGGCTGTGGCTAATTATTTTGGCGATTACGCTTTTGTGCCAAAAATACACAATGCCCACGAGGAGGCAGACGTAGGCGAAAATATCGAGGTTAAATGGACCAAACACGCTAACGGCCATTTGATCTTACAAAACCGAGGCCCGGGCCGTCCTAATGATGTAGCTGTATTAGTTACCGGATGGAGTCCGGTCTATATCCTCTTAGGATGGATGCCGGTGCATATGGCCAAGGTACCTAAATATAAGCATCCCTACCAAGATAACTATTGGGTACCTAGATCTAATCTCTTTGAGATGCAATATTTAAAGAGGTCGCAATATGGCATATAAAACTAAGTGCCGGTTATGTGCAAAAGTAACCGAGCATATAGAGCGAATAGTGACAGACAATTTACCGCCTAACGTTAAATCGCTGCAATGCGTTAAATGCGGGGTTATGGGTATTGTATTAATGGAGGATGTGAAAAATGCCGATGTATGAGTATGAGTGCTTATTGTGCAATATCCGTTATGAGCTAGAGCAGCCAATTACCTCAGCCGCAGCGCCGTTATGTTGTGGTACTCATATGAGGCAGGTCTACCACGCTCCGGGAATATCGTTTAAGGGTAAAGGATGGGGTAAAGATGCCTAGAGTATTAGACTTATTCTGTGGTGCAGGTGGTGCCTCTATGGGCTACTCACGAGCTGGTTATGAGGTCGTGGGCATGGATATTAAACACGGCAAGCGATATCCATTTGAGTATATACGCCGTGATGTTATGACCTTAAGGCCAGAGGATCTAGCTGGCTTTGATCTAATCCACGCAAGCCCTCCATGCCAAACTTACTCGGTCACTAAACACTTACGTGTTGCTCAGGGCAAAACCACAACTAAGCAAGATTTACTGGCTCAGGTGCGCTCTTTGCTAGTCGTAACCGAAATACCGTACGTTATTGAAAATGTAAAAGGTGCGCCACTCATAGATCCCGTGCAGCTATGCGGCTCAGCGTTTGGCCTCAAGGTACGTAGACACCGCCTATTTGAGTCGTCAATGGAATTAAAAGGCACGGGCTGTAATCATAACGATCAGGGTAAGCCTGTAGGTATTTATGGATCTATGCGAGATGAAATACCGGGAGGCGGCCATACAGCTAAAACTATGCCTCAAGCGTATGAGGCTATGGGTATCGATTGGATGATTTGGGGCGAATTAGTCGAGGCTATTCCTCCTGCCTACACTCACTACATAGGCCAACAGATATTAGGTGCTAAATGAGTTATACACAGGTGTTATACACAGGTGTTAAAAACCTGTGCGACACGCTCAAAAGGCCGCGTAATTTGATATGTATTTGGATGGTCGTGCTACACTCTGTATTAGTAAATGCGCCTTTATATGCATCTAATAATATAAATGAAATAGATAAATATAAAATATATATACACTTAAAAGTAATGAATTATAAAGAGTTTATATGTATAGAGAAGCTATGGACTAGAGAAAACCGTTTATGGGATCCCTATGCCAAAAACCCTAAGTCCTCAGCATTTGGTATTCCACAGCTATTAAAGCTTAAAGAGACTAACCCCTATGTACAGATGGATCTAGGGTATAAGTATGTGGTCCACAGATATAAGACACCATGCAAGGCATACGCTTACCATCTAAAGACTGGTCACTACTAATGGTCATCAATGGATACTTAGATAAGTGCTCACGGTGTGAGGACCTAAAGCCTGAGTCAGAGTTAATAGAGCTGGGCTCATGGTTACTATGCTCTATCTGTATGGATGATATCTAATGGTGCACGGTACAAGGGACCCAAGGCTTACACGTAAGTACAAGGCTCAAAGGCTGATCGTATTAGCTAGGGACGGGTACACCTGTGTGTACTGTGGGCAGGATGCCAATACAGTGGACCATATTGTAAGCATCAAAGCCGGAGGAGATCCGATTAGCTTGGATAATATGATCGCTTGTTGTAAGCGCTGCAATAGCGCTAAAGGATCGCGCTCTCAAGCCGTTTTTTTAGCCAAACAGTCTAC